AACCAGCTCCCCGAGAAATAAATGCCCGAAGCAGCAATCCTGCAGTACCCGTCACGGCAAACCCGGCGGGCGGCGGAGCGCGAGCAAAAATATGACGAAGAGGACGGCGACGAATATCACTTCGACATCGTCAAGTTAAAACGGCAGTATCAGGACTACGCCGGGGCCAAGGGGCCTGAAGGCGATGAGATGCTGGAAGCGAGGCACTACTATCATGGCGACCAATGGACGAAAGAGGAAATCGCGACGCTCCGTGCGCGTAAACAGCCCGTCGTCACATCAAACCGCATTGTTCGCAAAATTGACGCGGTCGTTGGCCTTGTCGAACGGCTCCGCCAAGACCCGAAGGCATACGCTCGTACGCCCCAGCACGACAAAGGCGCCGAGATAGCGACAGCGACGCTGCGCTACGTCCTCGACAGCAATGACTGGGCGAGCAAGTCGTCGCGCATCGCCCGGCACGCCGCGATCGACGGCATCAGCGGCATCGAATACGACCTGACCGAGAGCGAGACCGGCGACCCGACGCTGGAATGCCACATCGTCTACGGCGATGGGTTCTTCTACGATCCGCGCAGCTACGACGAGGGCTTTACCGACTGCCGTTTCCTCGGCGTCTCGAAATGGTGCGACAAGGAACAGATCAAGGAGATCGTTCCCGACAAGGCGCAGGAGATCGAGGACATGGCGGAGACCGGCTCCGACATGATCAACAACCAGGAATTCGACCGCGAGAAGAATTGGACCAACAGCAACGCCGGCAAGCTGCGGATGGTCGACCACTGGTACATCCACAAGGGCAAGTGGCGATGGTGTTTGTACGCCGGCAGCGTGATGTTGATGCGCGGCACGTCGCCGTTCTTCGACGAGAAGGGCAAGACGTTCCCGCGGTACAGGGTTTTCTCGGCGAGCGTCGATCACGACGGCGACCGCTACGGTTTCCCGCGAAATCTCCGCTCGCCGCAGGACGAGATCAACCATCGGCGGTCGAAATCCCTGCACCTGTTGAACAGCCGCAAAGTAATTTCCGAGAAGGGCGCGGTTGACGACGTCGAGGTGTCGCGCCGCGAGTGGGCCAAGGCGGACGGCTGGGTGGAGATCAATCCCGGCCTGAAGATGGAGGCGGACCAGAGCACGCTCAACGATTTCAAGGGCCAGCTCGAGCTGTTGCAGGAAGCAAAAAATGAAATTGAAAATTTCGGACCCAATCCTGCGCTGATCGGGCAGGGGCTCGAGGACAGCAGCGGCCGTGCGATCCAGCTCTTGCAGCAGGCCGGCATTGCCGAGCTTGGGCCGTACCTGACGGCGTACAAGAATTGGAAGATCAGGGTTTACAGGGACATCTGGAACATCGTTCAGCGCCACTGGCGCAGCGAACGCTGGATACGGGTGACCGACGACATGAACGTGGCGCAATTCTTCCAGGTCAACAAGATGGAGTTGGACGAGTACGGCCGTCCGATCATCGTCAACGCGTTGGGCGCGTTGGACGTCGACATCATAATCGACGAGGGGCCGGACACCATCAACATGCAGGGCGACGCGATGATGGTGTTGCAGTCTCTCGGCCCGGCATTTTTGCAGCAGTTCCCGGAGATTGCGCTCGAGCTCTCGCCTATTCCTGCAAGTGTCAAGAAGCCCATGCTGGACCGCATTGAGCAGCAGAAGCAGGCTCCGCCGCCGCCAGATCCCAAGGTCATGGCGATGCAGGCCAAGGCGAATATCGACGCCGCAACCGCTCAACAGGACGCGCAGATCAAGGCGGAGGACGCGCGGCGAACGGCGATGCAGGCGCAGCAGGACGCCATGCTGAAGCAGCGGCAGGCCGAGCAGGACATGGCCATGCAGGTCCGGCAGCAGCAGATGGACGAGATGGCCCGCCAGGCCGAGGCCCGGCAGGCCGCGATGCTGGCGCAGATGAAGGCCGACGCCGACGCGCAGATTGCGCGCATGCAGGCCGCGGCGCAGGTCGAGATCGAACGGTTCAAGGCGAGCAACGCCGCCGCGATCGCCGAGGACAAGCACACCCAGCAGATGCGGATGGAGAAGGAGCGGGCCAAAAACGCGCCCGCGCCCGCAGGATAATTCGCGGCCACAGCGAAACGTGGCAACGCCCGCCCGAGCGATAGAGGGCAGCGCACCCGCAGCGAAACGCGGAGCATGAGGACGAACCATGGCAATCGAGCAAGAGGGACAGCCATCTGAGGACGCACTGTTCGACAGCGCCATCGAAGACCTGGGACCGGCGACGCCGGCACCGGCCGAGAAGGCACCAGCCGAACGACCGGCAACGGAGGCTGCGGACACGTCACTGACGCCGGAGGCCAAGGAACGGCCTGCGGTCGACGACGACGCGCCGCAAGTACCGAGCTGGCGGGTGCGGGAGATCAACGAGGAGAAGCGCGCGGCAATTGCCGAGCGCGACGCCTTGAAGGCGGAACGGGACAGGGCTGCAAACGAACTGCAGGAATTCCGGCGATGGAAGGCGCAGGCCGACAGGGCTGCACAACCTCAGCCGGAAGAACCCGACCCGCTGCTTGATCCGAAGGGTTTTCGCGACCTCATCCGGCAGGAGGCTAGAGAACAAGCCCTTGCCGAGCGCGGTGAATTCTTCATGCAGATGGCGAAGCGGACCTACAAAGAGGAATTCGACGAGGCCCATGCGACGGCAATGCAACATATGACCCCGGAACTCCGGTCTCATATGCGGCGCTCCGCAGACCCCGGCGAGGCCCTCATGCACTGGTTCCGCGACCTGAAGATCCGCGCCGAGGTCGGCAACGATCTGACCGCGTACCGCCAGAAAATGCGGGACGAGGCCCTCAAGGACCCTGAGTTCCGCAAGGCCGCGCTCGCGACCTGGCAGAGCGAGGCGTCGCCTACCGATGCCAGTGGCCGTCCGAATGTTCGCCTGGCGCCGTCATTGAACGGCGTTTCACGCTCGAACGCTCAACTGAGGGCCGACATGCAGGCCGACATGCCTGACGAGGCCCTCTTCGACAGCACCCTGGCCCGACGACGATAGTACGACACGCATTCCCGGTCTGAACGCCCGCCTCCCGGCGGGTTTTTTATTGGGTGAGCGTGCCGCCGATCGGTCGGGCCTTTCACATCGAAAGGACTGGCCCTATGGCCCTCACCACAAACCACCCAAACAATGAGCTGATCAAATTCCGCAGCGAAGTCGCGTTCGACTTCCTGCGCGCGTCTCGCTTCGACCCCTACATGGGGGCGGACTCGACATTCCCGATCGTGCGGATGAAAGACCTTGCCGCGGACGGCAAGGAAATCCGCATTCCGCTCGTCACGCAACTGGCCGGCCCCGGCGTGGGCGCCGGAACGCTGCGCGGCGCAGAGGAGCAGATCGACAGCTACGGCATGCCGATCTGGGCCGACTGGGCCCGTAACGCGGTCGCGAACAACCGTGCGAGCGACAAGGAAAGCTCGTTCTCGGTCCGCTCTACGGCGCGTTCGCTGTTGCGCGGCTGGGCACGGCGCATCGTGCGTGACGACCTCGTCGACGCACTGCTGGCCATCCCGACGTCGGCCATCCAGAGCTCCCGGCTGATCGCGCCGGGCAACCGCGTCAACGGCATCCGTTGGTCGTCGGCAACGGCGGCCAACAAGAACGACTGGATGACGGCGAACACCGACCGCATCCTGTTTGGCGCGGCGGCGAGCAACACCAAGACGACGTTCGCGTTGTCGACGGCCGAGCTCGACACCACGGCCGACAAAATGTCTGCCGCGATCGGCAGCTACCTCAAGCAGCTTGCCCAGCAGACCGGCGTCACAATGGCGAACCCCGGCATCTACAACGGCAAGCCGAAGATCAATCCATTCCAGCTCAAGGACACTGACCAGGAATGGTTTGTCTGCTTCATCGGCTCGCGCGCAATGCGCGATCTGAAGGCCGACACGGCCATGCTCAACGCCAACCGCGAGGCGCGCGAGCGTGAGAGCAACCCGACGTCCAACAACCCGCTCTTTACCGGCGGCGGGCTGATCTACGACGGCGTCATCTACCTCGAAATCCCGGAGATCACCCAGCGGCTCTTGCTGGTGAACGCCGGCGCGGGCGCCGCAGTCGACGTCGAGCCGATCTTCATGTGCGGGCAGGGCGCTATGGCCTATGCGGTTGGCCAGATGCCAAGGCCGACTACGCTCGAGGATGGTGATTATGATTTCGTCGTCGGAATGGGAATTGAGGCGCAGTTTGGAGTTGGCAAGATCGCCAAGGCCCCGTTCTCCACGGCGAGTGCAACGCTTGGGTCACTCGTCGATTGGGGCATGGCGACAGGCTTCGTCTGTGCACCTGCGTCAGCGTAACTAACGTCCCGACTGGAGGGGCTGGCCCTGAAACCAGCCTCTCCATTTTACTGAAAGGTCGCGATGGCATACCGCAAGGACTGGGCGGATGTCCCGCAGGTCAACGGCCGCGGCTTTTACGGCACGCGCAAGATGATGGGGAAACGCGTGACGCTGGGGCTCACCGACCTTGTGACCGGCAACACGATCGGCTGCTTCCTCGTCCCGGCCGGCTTTGTTGTGGACGGCTGCGCGGTGGTGTGGAGCGACATGGATACCGGCACGTCTGCGTCGTTCAGCCTGGGCGATGCGGGGCTGTCGACGCGATATCTTAACGGCGACATCGCCCCGCAAGACGGCGGCACGACGGTGGCGCTGGCGTCTACCGGCATGCTCTACCACAACACGGCCGATACCGAGATCCTGATCACCATCGACGTCGCGCCCGGCACGCCTGTCGCCGGGACGGCCGACGTCTATCTCGCAGGGTTCATATCCTGATGGCCTATCGCAAGGACTGGGCTGCCGAGCCGCAGGTCGCTGCCGATGGATTTGTCGGCGCGGTCAAGATGCCGGGCCGCCGCGTCAGCCTGACGGTCAGCGACCTGTCGACGGCCGGCAACACGATCGGCGCCTTCACGGTGCCGGCCGGCTTTGTCGTCACCGGCTGCATCGTCGTCTACAGCGCGATGGACGCGGGTGCGTTCATCCAGGCATCGGCCACGACGGTTGCCGAGGATGCATCGATCGCCACGGTGATAGCCGGCCTGACAGTGGTCGGCGGCAGCGCAGGACCGTACACGTTCACCGAGACGGCCGATCCCGACAACAAGTTCACCGTGACCGGCACAAACCTGCTGTCGAGCGCGGCATTCAACTATGAGGCCGCGACGTCGCACAGCGTGACGATCACGGCCGACGACGGCATCGAGCCGGTCGTCACCACGATCGTCATCACGGTCACCAACGTCTTCGAGACGACGCTTGCGACGCTGACGCTGGACACCTCGACAATTGACGAGGGCTCGGCCGCGCCCACGCTGGTCGGCACGCTGCAGGGCGTGACGGCGGGCTCGTCGCTGTCGATGACCGACACCGCGGGCGGGCGGTTTGCCTTGTCCGGCAGCACTGTGGTGGCGGGCGCGACGCTGACCGACTACGAGGTCGCCACCACGCACAACATCACGGTTCGCGAGGCGCACGCGGATGCTGCCGCGCCGGTGGACAGCATCATCGCCATCACGGTCATCGACGATAGCGCCGAATTCACACTCAGCGCATTGACGCTGGACGACGACGAGCTGCCCCAGAACTCTCCCGAGGGAACGGATGTTGGTGGTCTGGTGGGTGTGTCCCCTGGCTCGACGCTCGCCCTGGTAGATGACGACGGCGGCCACTTCACGCTGGTCTCCACCACCGTCAAGGTCGGCGCGGTCCCTCTTGCCGAGGGCACCTACAGCATCACCGTCCGGGAGACCAACCCACTCGGGCTTAATTCTCCGCTCGATACGATCCTCTCCATCGAGGCCGTTGGCGAGCTTGCCGCGCTTACTCTCAGCAACGCCGAAATAGACGAGAACTCGTCCGAGGATGATCCCGTCGGCACGTTGCAGAACGTCACAGCGGGATCGACGGTCACCCTGGAAGACGACGCTGGCGGGCGCTTCGCCCTTGACGGTCTGGACATTCTGGTGGGGGCAACACCGTCAGACTTTGAAACCGCCGCCACATACAACATCACCGTCCGCG